CTTTTTGGATAACACAGCTCCAAAGGTATTTGCAAAACAATTAAACTACTTAAGGAGATAAAATGTCAGACATTAAACTAGCTTTAGATCAGATCATCGCTAAAAGAGATAGATATATGATCGCAGAAGCATATTATGAAGGCGCAAATGATGAAGTATTTACTCATCAGCGTTGGTACAGACTATTTAGAAACGATTTATCAAGATTTTCAGGAGTTACGCCATTTAGGTTTAACTTTAGCAAGACTGTAGTAGATGCAGTACATAATCGTCTTGAAATTGAGCAAGTTGAGACAACTAGCCCAGAAGGCGATGCTTACATCAACAGAATCTGGGATCAGACAGATTTAAAGCTTGATATTAACGAAATTCATAGAAATGCACTCGTTTATGGCGATTGTTATGCAATTGTGTGGCCAGATATGGACGGAAATCTAGCAATAGACTACAACTCACCTATGACTACTACACTTGTATACGATCAAGAGAATCCACGAGTTAAGTCATTTGCAACTAAGATGTGGCAGATTACAGATGCTGCTAATCGCAAAGTTATCAAGATTAACATGTATTACACAGATAGAATTGAGAAGTATGAAGGTCTAGGTGAGATTGATTCTCTAAATGGACTTCCAAATCTTACTTTGGTTGAAACTGTGGTCAATCCTTGGAATGAAATTCCAGTTTTCCACTTCAGAACAAATAAGCCATACGGAAGACCAGAACATGCTGATGCATTTGGTCCACAGGATGCGATAAACAAGCTGATATCAACTCACATGATGACTGTAGACTATCAGGGTGCTCCACAGCGTTATGCATTATCAAATGGTGGAACATCTAACGAATTTGATGACTTCTCAGAAGATGACACAGCAAGAGAGAACATTGGAGCATTGCAAAATGGTCCAGGACAACTCTGGTACTTGCAAGGAGTCTCAGCAGTTGGACAATTCCCAGCAGCAGACCCATCAACATTTACAAATCCAGTTAATGAGTTTGTAGCTGACATGGCTGCAATTACATCAACTCCAGTTCATTACTTCTCATCAACACAATACCTTCCATCAGGACAGGCTTTGCGTGTAGCAGAAGCACCACTATTCAAGAAGGTCCTTAACCGCCAGCTTGCATTAGGTTCAACATGGAGAGACCTATTTAAGTTCATGCTTAAGGTCGAAGGCATCATTGCTGATGTTGATATTGACTGGAAGTCACCTGAGTCAATCGATTCATTAGATCAATGGGATATCGCAGTTCGCAAGAAGTCTGTAGGAGTTCCTTTGGAACAAATTCTTCTTGAGCTTGGATATGACCCAGAGATTGCAAAGATTATTGCTGATGAAGCGCAACCACAACAGCAGGTAACATTACCAGGTGTTGGATTAAATACGAACAACCTAGCTCTGGAGCAAGCCGCTGCTGAGCAAAACGATACAGGAGAATAAAATGGAAGAACAGAATCAAGTAGAAGGTACATCTGACGAGATTCGTGATCCTAAAGCCGTCTTAGAAGCTTTAGATAAAGCGAAGGCGGAAGCAAAGAAGTTTAGATTGGAAAAGGAAGCCTTGGAGGTACAGGTAAATGAATCAATCTCCAAGATTTCCCAATTCCAGTCAAAATTAATGATGGAACATGTAAATAAACATCTTGCATCATTAGGTATTGCCCATGGAGATAGACTAAATAAGTATATTAAGATGGATGCATTATCTTTAACTGAAGATTTTGAGGTTGCTGGATTAGATGAGCAAATTGCAATTCTAAAAACAGATTTCCCAGAATTATTCGATCCAAAATTCATCGTAGCTGGCAAAGCTGACTCAGGAGTAACTGCTTCATTAGAAGTTCCTAAATCTGCTTCAGATTTGCAGGCCCAGATGGTTTTAAAGAAATAAGATATAAGGTATAATTGTCTTATACAACTCTAAATGGACATTTGGGTTGTGATTAATATATTCGGACGATTATATGTTCAAAAACCCAAACTAACTAACTAAAAGGAGATTAACATGGCCGCAGGTCGCACAGATCTCACAGAAGGAAATGGATATATTCCAGAGGAAAAGGGATCCGTTGCTATTCAAGCAACAATCGCTAACTCTGTTGTAGAAGCATTTGCTCGTCGTGAGAATATGGCATCTCGTACAAAGGGCGTTCCACGCTTCGTATCAGATGCACCAGTTATCGTCGCAGAAGGCGTCGATATTCCAAACTCAGATACAACTCTTGATGAGATTGTATTGACAGCTCGTAAGTACGCACAGATTTTCAACATTTCAGAGGAAGATATCAATGACTCATTGGTAGACACACTCAACACATACAAGAGAGAGTGGGCATCACTCTGGGCTCGTAAGTTCGACAACGCATGCTTAGGTGTAACAGCCGCAGCAGATGGCGATGACGGACAGCCATTCGAATCTGTTTATCGTGCTGTTTCACAGTACAACTCAGCTTCAAACCGCATTCAGACAGCTGGAGATCTTACATTCGAAGATATCTCTAACGCTCTAGGTCTTGCTGAATCAAGCAAGTACTTTGATGCTGCAAACACAGTCTTTATTGCACACCCAAAGATGCTTTCACACATCCGTAACATGGAAACAGCAGGTGGAAACCTAGTTCTTCCAGATCCACTAGGAGCTCGTCCAGGTACACTATTTGGATACCCACTAGTAATCTCATACGGTGCTGCTACATCAGCAGCTGCTACAGCTACTCCATCAGGTAACCCACTACTTATCGTAGGTAACCGCAACATGATGATCAATGGTGTTCGTAGCACAGTTGAGTCAGCTGTATCTCGTGATGCAGACTTTTCTAAAGACGGCGTTCTTCTTAAGACTCGTGTTCGTAGAGGCTTTGCAGTTGCTGCAGCCGAAGCATTCGCAGTCGTTGAGATAACAGCCGCAGGATAAGGAGGAACTAACTAATGGCTTCTAAACTATACGGTAACTTCCTACTTAAGGCTCTTAACAAGGAAGTAGATTTTGACTCTGACACAATCAAGGTTGCTCTACTTACTTCAGCCTACACACCTAACCAGGATACACATGACTACTTCAACGATGTTTCAGCAAATGAAGTAACAGGTACTGGTTACACACAGGGTGGAATCACACTATCATCTAAGACAGCAACATACGATTCAGGTACAAATGTAATCGTTCTTGATGCTGCAGATGTTACATGGTCTTCATCAACAATCACAGCTCGCTATGCAGTTGTATATGATTCAACAGGCACAGCAAGCACATCAGCTCTCATTGGATATGTAGACTTCGGTTCAGACCAGTCTTCAACCAATGGTAACTTCACAATCACATGGGATTCGACTGGTATTGTTCGAATCACTGTAGCGTAAGGTAATTACGCATGGATGCAAAGGTAGAGGTTGGCGCACTTAAAGCAAATGCTTGTCTAGTCGTAGTCCAAACTACTGTAGAGTCTCTTTCTGGTGATATATTTACTCCAGTAGTCTCCAACCTCTCCTTTGCTCCAATCATTTCTATAGGCGGACACAGCATTTCAACCATCAACCCAGAATCATTCAGAATTGGAGTACGGGCTGCGGCTTAACGCCAGCAGCCTATTTTTATGGCCACATATTATGAGAAAGTAGCAGCATTAGCACCAAAGGTTTGGTTTAAATTTAATGAAACTACAGGTATTCCAGCAAACTCTGGTTCAGCTACATGTACTCTTACTGGTGGCACTGGTAATATAAAAGGTGAAGTTGGAGTAGTTGATAAATCAATTAAATTCCCAGGTGCTGGCTCTTATAATTTTAGTACATTATCAAATGTAATGAATGATAAATATTTTACAATAGAATTGTGGCACAAAGAATATGCAAATTCTGGTATAAATGATCCATCATTTTTTGTTATTACTAAATCAATTGCTACAAACTATGTATCTTTAAGATATTCAAGTGATCAATCAGGTTTACAATTTCCAGGAACATATTCAGTTAATTTTAGAGGCGGAACAACTGGAGCTCCTGGATATACTCTTCGAACTGCAAACAAATACGCAGCAAATCAATGGCATCATATTGTTTTTACATGCAGCCCATCAGAATTAGTATTATATGTTGATGGAACTCAAGTAGCAACACAAGCCAATCCAGTATTTACATCTGATTTTGATCTTGATACTGCAACAAGATCAAGACGTATTTTTGAAGAAGGCTTTATGTTCCTTGATGAAGTTGCAATATATGGACAAACTCTGACAGCGCAACAGGTATATGACAACTACGATGCTGCATTTAACTCATTAAATTTAGCTGACGTATCAACAGCATCAGCACTTGCTGTAGATCCAGCAACATCAACAGAAGTAATAATTGTTGAAACACCAGCAACAGCATCTGCTGCATCTGGAGACCATTACAATAGTACAAGAGACAACTTCATCCTTTTAGATGGCTACCTATCTACCTTGACTCTAGAACAATGGTACAAATTCGATGAGCCAAGAAACATTACAAACTTTGGAACTGGTGGATCAACTGGATATATTTATTCTACTGGAGCCACAAATAGTATTACTGATGGAGTTCAAGGAAGCGGTGCTTTAAGAATAAATGGCGGCAGCGATTATGTTTATACAATTGGCACAACAGCCACATCAACAGAATTTACAGATGATGACTTTTCATTAGGCTTTTGGGTTAAGAAAACAACTGCAGAATTTGCAAATATCTTTGTTGCTCATAATTCAAATGTTACAGAATATTTACTTACAGAATGGACAGATGCTGGACATCTTCTTGTTAATGCTCGTCTAAATAATTCAGATCATGAAATTGAAACTACAGCAGATTATACTGATGGCAATTGGCATTATGTAGCAGTTCGCAAATCTGGAACAACAATGCAAATGTGGGTAGACAATGTATCTCAAGGTACTGTAACTGTTAACCAATCAATGTCAGGATTTATTCGTAACCAATTTGGTGGCGGAAACCCTGGTCCTACAGAGCAGATGTACATTTCACAATTCTACATTGGAACATCATCTAATATCACATCTACTGAAATTGCTAATATCTACTCATATGGAACTCCAACTGTACAAGCTGGAGCTGCGATGGCTGATGCTAAATTCTCACGAAATGATTCATTTAACAATTATGTAGAAAATAAATCACCTAAGTTCTACTTTAAGATGGATGAAGCAACAGGAGTTCCTGTAAATACTGGATCTGTTTCTTTGACCCTAACTCAACAGGGAACTAACTTTACTCAGAATATTTCAAGCCCTATCTATAAGTCTTACAACTTCTCAAATAGAGACACACAGTTTAACGGAGCATGGTCTGCTCCATCTGGAACATTCAGTACAGATAACAAGCAAACCCTTGTTGTATATGCAAAGTTTGGATCAGCTGGCCTTAATGCAATAGCTGGAACTGCAGCATTCGAAGGCGGATCTGGAACAGGTATGTTCTTGCAGCAACAAGCAAATGGAACAATGCGTCTTAGATCTTCAAACGGTGCAACAACTGAAGATGCAACATCAACTACAAATTATGCAGACAATGTTTATCACATGTTCGTTGGTGTTAAAAATGGATCAGATTTAATACTTTATGTAGATGGTGTACAAGCAGCAATTAATACATCTGCCACCCATACATTTAGCGATGCTGGACAATTAGCAGTAGGTGGTCCACCAGGACAAGCACCAGGATCAGCTACAAGAAACTTAACTATTGATGAAATGGCTGTATTCAATACAGCATTTACTGCTCAAGAAGCACTTGAAATTTATCAGGCAGTAGATTGGGAAATGGATTGGACAGCAACAGCTGAAATAATTGATGTTGATGTAGAAGCTGGCTTTGGTCCAACAATTGAAGAACCAGCGATGCTTGCAGATGCAGATATGGCAAATGTGTTCCCATTTATACCTCCAATGCTTGCAGATGGATTATTCCTACAGCCTAACTTTGAGGCTATAGATAATGTAAATATTACTACAGATGCAATGGAAGCATCTGCTCAAACAGAAAATCCAGGCTGGGATATTGGAGAAAATAACCAAGTCCTTCATATGGATGCATCTGCATTATTTGCAGACCCAAGAGTATTAATTCCAGGTTTCTGGAATGCAAATCCATTTATTGCTAACCCAGCAGAAATAGTTGAACCAGCAATATCATCTACTCTTGGTGCTTTGGTTATTGCACAATCAATTCCAGTCCAAGCAATATTTGTGAGCCCACCTGCTTACAAACTAATTACAGATGATATCTGGTATCAGAAGTTATACCTACAGCATTCTGTAGTTAATGGAGAAAGATTTAAAACTGATAACTTGCCTGGAACTACTGGATCATCCTCAGCCTCAGCATTCTTAAAGTTATTTGATGATGTTACATCTGACATAGGCGGGGCTAATACAAATCAGATTATAAATAATCTACCTCGCAGTATTGTTATAGATGACCCAAGAGATACCAGCACAGCTATTCAATATGCAAATGCTGCAAATCAGTTCTTAACAGCTACTCCAACACCAGTTCTTGAGACTGGAACATTTGATGATTATGAAAGAAAGGCAGTTAGATTTAGAAATATTCAATTTGAAATTCCTGAAAATAACTTTGTTTCAAATAATGGATACAGCCTTGAATTTACATTTAAGTCTACAAAATCTAATCAGGTTATTGCACAAGGATTCCAACAAAGCTTCTTGGCTTACCAAAGAGCAACATCTTCTATTGGTTTAATTGATGGCAAGCTCTATGCAACTCGCCTTACACAAGAAATTGGTGGGGCTACAATATTTGCTCACCCTGATAATAAAGCACTTACTCGTGGATCATTTATGGTTACAGCTTATGGAAACAAAGCAATTGCAGATGGAGCATGGCACCATGTAATAGTCCAATATGGATTTGATGGTCGTGTTCAGTTCTGGATTGATGGTGAACTTGATATTCAGTTCTTTGCAGATAGCAATTTTGCAGCAGGTGTTGGAATCCGTCCATACATCATTGGATCTAACCACTCAAATTCAAGATGGCAATCAGACTTTGAAACATCAGCTTGGTCATATGACGCAGCATTCTTTGTTGATTCAGAGAACATAATAGAACATTACACAGCATCTATTAAATACGAACCAATCCAAGCTGAGCCAGCAACTGCTACAGCAGAAATTGGACAGGGTTCAAAGGGTGAAGGAAATAGAGGAAGAGCATTAATGCTTTACTTCTGGCCTACAGCAGTTGAACAAGGATCATTAAGATATC